GAAGACTACGAGAGTTGTTAAAGGAGGCGTATTGGAAGATAAGACGTCCGAAGTAGCCATGGGCTGCGACGATGTTATACGTCTCTTCTTCTTGTCCGAATTTGTATCCATAGTTCTGAGATTCCAAGCCTGTGGTTTCACGTATAAGTGAAGATGTAACAAGTGAGCCATGCATAGCACTAAACAAGGCACCACCAAACATACCCGCCACGCCAGCCATGTGGAATGGATGCATGAGGATATTATGTTCGGCTTGAAAGACAAACATAAAGTTGAACGTACCTGAAATGCCGAGAGGCATACCGTCACTGAATGATCCTTGTCCGAAAGGATAGACGAGGAATACAGCAAAAGCGGCTGAGACTGGTGCGGAGTAAGCAACACAGATCCAAGGGCGCATCCCTAGTCGATAACTAAGTTCCCATTGTCGTCCCATGTAAGCTGAGATACCGATGAGAAAGTGGAATACAA